GAATGTCGTGCTTCGATTATATCAAGCATATCAAATGGTCTTGGGAATGTGTTGACAACTATGCACAAAGTAAGGTATAATGAGAGGGTAATCGGAGGGACTATGTAACACTAACTGAGCAGTCATTAAATGTTACTGAGGGCAGTAAATTGGCCCCCGTTAAATATTAAAAACGGCCACTACCCTAACCTACAAAGGTTCCCAGACGCCTTAGATATTATTCGAGTTAATGTCAACGGCGTATATAAAAAAATTTCTGAGGTAAAAAATGGACTCCAAGACCCGAATTGAAAGACAGGATGCGAGGGTATGGGCGTTAGAGCAGTTAATTCGTTTAGAGGGCGGTCTAGACCCTAGGATGTATGAATGTGCAGACTATGCGACCAGTGCAGGGTTAGTTAAAGATCAGAAAGATCTATATACACTATGGGTTGAGTGGAAAGCAAAGAATCCAACAGATAACCCCCAGATAAGTAATCGCATGTAGGTAGAGGTATGTCCCATAGATTCACAACACAACTAGAAGAAGATGATTTCGGAGATCTCATCATGACAATTCCTTATGAAGTGTGTGAAGAACTGGGATGGGACATCAATCAAGATTTGGAATATGAAGTAGATGGTGATAGTTTTATTTTAAGAAGAGCAAAAAATGAATGACGACCAGAATCATGAAGAACATGTACAGATCAATGAAGTCCTTCTAGCACTCATAGAACGGGTTGAGGCGCTTGAAAAGTATGTGTCCGAACTACCAACACCTGATAAGACGTATTACAAACCAAAAGGGCATACAAAGTACATGAATGTGAAAGAGAACTACGATGAATTGTACAATCGTATCAGTACATTGGAGGGTAACTGACAATGCCTTGCCGACATTCAGGTAATAATGATAATAGTAATGCACCATGTGAACAATCTACACCTGGTAACAATGGTGTCAGTATAATTTTCGAGGAGTATCCCGAGGATCCGATTCGATCTGGTGGCAATTATCAGATCAGTTATAGGAATGCTGATAATGTAATGTATCCTAGTACATTCATTCCTGACCCTGCGCGAAGTTCTTTTAGTACACATTCCGATCCACCTGCAATGTGTGGGAAATATTCCGAGGCATCCACAGATGAGTTCTTTCAAACAGGCACTCGGTATTATGATTATGTTCCCAACGAATTGTCGTTCGACCTACAGGACTCTGAGCGATGGTTTGCATACATCTATGACACCAGTGGTGGCAAGGGGGCGGGGCACTCAGGCATTGCAGCATTCTATATTGAAGATGAAGACCGAAATACAACTACAACAACTCCTTCCAGTGGAACAGAGGGTCAACCTGGTTATGATCCTGGTAGTTCATCTGTTGCTGCAGATGCTGGTGCTAGATGTATTCCATGTACCAATTTTAGTTGCACGGCGGCATCCACAGAACTAAAGTATACTGGAACACCTGATTTGACGGGCGACCCCGATTGCCCACATCCTACATTGTTTGGTATTGGGACGAGTTCTGATAAACTTGTATTCCGCTATAACGCTTTATCCACTACAGTACCAGATACAGTACTAGATTTCTCGTTTTCATACGATGGTGTTACCTATACAGATGTATTTGACACTAATGAAGGTAATACTACATTTGAATCACCTCAAAATCCTTGGGTGCAAGGCGATGAAACCTTCTTTGATTTCCAAGTTTTTACAATGGAGAATCAACCAACCGCCACTGGATTTAGAATTAAGGTAGAAATTACACCAAGATATGATGAATCAGGTGCTACACCAGTGTTTCAGGGCACTAATTGGAGAGTAACTGAACTAGTTGCTGGTGGAACAGGGTATAGTGTCAATAATACCTTTGCATTATCGTATCCAGTAACTCATACTGATGGGACAACATCGACTTTAACGATGAATGTGAAGGTTACTAGCGTTGGTCCCTTGACAATTCCTTCAGGATCTACTAGTTTTAACCTATTGAGACCAGGTGATACCATCAATGGTCATACTATTACACGCACTTTCCACACTGATTACTCAAATTTTAGTTATCATATCTTATATTTGGACGGATCTGGTAGTGCATTTACAAAAGACACGCAATATACCTCTAGTAGACAGCATCAAATTACTGCTGTTGCGGGACATGGCATTCCAGACCGCGCATGTTTGATCGGTTTGTATGAATTTTTGGAAAAAAGCGTACAATTTCTTACTGCTGACCTTGATAAAGAAGCAATTGACACACTAACTACCGCAATTCAACCCGTAGCAGAGGGTATTATTACCAATGGACGGGTTACAGGCATCAATATTGTCGATGGTGGTAGTGGTTGGAATCAAACTGGCACGGAACCTGTGTTAAATATTACACAACCTGCGGCAGAAAACGGAATTGCTGCTAAAGTAAAGGGTACTTTTAGTAATGGAGTGCTCACTGCAGTGCAAATTACTGATGCGGGTGCGGGATATGATGGTGGATTTGATGAAGATGCTGGTGTCAACAATCGTCCTAGACTATTTGTAGAGAATATTTACCGAGATATCCCAACAGAAAAGGATCATGAGGGATATTCTACGCAAACTTTACAAGATTTTAAGGATCTTTTAACAACTTTGCCCAATACAGTAGAAAATGGGGTAGAAAAATCGCCAATTGCAAGTGATGCCATTCAAGAAATTGAAGAATTGTACAATGCACGCAAAAAAGTAATCGAAGAAACTGAAAGAATACCTCGTTATGAGGTTAGACCCGATATTAATCGCAAGCGAGAGCAAGAATTTGCACAAGAATTGTATAGGAGAGAGGATATTGAACCTCTGAAACAAGAATATACGTCAAAATACAACGTAGACCACTTAAATCAGACTCCTATCACTGAAGAAATGAAAAATATCTATCGTGCTGAGAAAGCAGCAGACCAACCTAGGCGCGATGCAACGTTTGAAGCACTAATTCAAGACGTAATTCCACGGAAAGAGCAGTATCAAGAAAATTTAGTTGAAACTGTACAAGGAAGTTTGACACAATTGCCATATGCGTCTGAATACACTAAATATCTTATGAAGCAGTATCGCCCAGATACTACCCGTCAAACGTCAATTCAAGTATCTTTAACATGTACTCCTGTTAATATTGGTAAATCGCATTTTACATGCGGTGTACCAGGATTATCTTCTAGAGCAGACGAAACGACTACTGATGATCAAGGAAACACGACTACTATTTCATATGTTTATAGTATGTCTCCGTTATTAGGACCAGGATGTCAGGAATGGACTGCACAAGGTGAAATTACTATTTTCAATAATTTCACTAGGAGTATTGACCGAGTATCGGAAGCTACTAAAGCATACGGAAACCCATACGACCCAGGATTTGCTAATTAATCATGCCATCAGGACTAGGAGCAGCGTTATATATGGGGACCTGTAGTGGTCACGGAAAAGGTTCGGGATCTACTGCACACCCAGGACATGTTGGAGGTATGCTTTCTCCATGTCCACACACCCCAATGAGACCTGATATGGGACAAGTTCCCATAGCAGCTCAAGAACCAGTAACACTTTGGCCACCAGTTGCACAATTGCCTGCTGGTCCAGCAGTGACAAATGTGTTAATCAATAAAAAGGTGCCCATTGTGGACCAAGATGAATTGACCCCACACCCAACCCCCACATTGCATGTAACGACATCTACAGGTTATAAATGCCTAACTACATTGTCTACCCCAGCATGGTGGTTGACAGACCTTGGAGGGGCACGAGAGACTGCTGCAGGACATCCTAGGAAACTAGTTGCTACCACTGCTACAGTCTTTGTAAATAAAAGGAGATTGGGTAGATTCAATGATCCTTTTGGTGTAACACCAGGAACAGGACCATATGGTTGTTTGTCCAAAGTTGCAGGTAGCAGTCCAAACGTATTTGTAGGAGCTTAAAATTATGGCAAAAATGAAAAAGTCGCTCTCTGGCGGCAATATGATCGAGACCACCCCGAAAAAGACTCGTCAAGGTGGAGGTCAGCATACAAAATATGCTGCAACCAGTCGAAATAATGCTAAAAAGCGTTATCGCGGTCAAGGTCGATAAATATTATTGGGATAGAACCCCATAAAAAGTTCTACGAACTTTGTTTGGAGGATTTTATGGGGTTAAATCATGTCCCAGATCATAATGTTGAGATGATGAAGCAAGATCATGGTACTCATGTACTAATTACTGATCCAAAATCCGATTATTATCTCAATTTGCACCAAAAAAATAAAACCAGCAAAAATAAACCACTGAGTAAATGGCGTTAAAACAAGTCACTGGTAGAGAATTTAAGAAATCGAGATCTTTCAAAGATTTATCGATCAATTTGCTCTTGAATCCATTTACTAAAGATGTTTCTGCTGTGCAAAACGACAATGCTATCAAGCAATCGATTAAAAATTTAGTATTAACTGCTCCTGGAGAGAAACCCTTTCAACCTAACATTGGTTCTAGGGTTAGACAATTACTTTTTGAACCCCTAGATGCGTTTACCGCAGATACAGTTAGGGATGAGATCATAAATACCATTAATCAGTATGAACCCAGGGTGCAACTCGTAAATGTTCAGGCAACTCCTGTTTTTGCAGGTAATAAGTTGAATGTCTATGTTGAGTACCGAATTGTTGGGTTACCCATTGTTGAAACAATCGAGTTTGTTTTACAGAGACCTGAATAATGCAACCGAATAACCTAACTGCTTTAGATTTTGAGGATATTAAAGCCTCTATCAAATCCTATCTGAGAACTAGAGAAGAGTTCACGGATTATGATTTTGATGGTTCTTCGTTGTCTTATATTATTGATCTTTTAGCATATAATACTTACTATACCTCGTTCAATGCTAATATGGCAATGAATGAGGCATTTTTGCCATCTTCAACAATCAGGGATAACGTCGTCAACATTGCTAAGTTGATGAATTATACTCCCAACTCTATTACAGCGGCAAAAGCATGTATTAAGTTGACCATACAGACTACTGCAGTAAATGGAGTCTACCCTAGTTCAATAACTTTGAAAAAAGGACCTGTTGCAACTGGTGGTAATTATATTTGGAATATTTTAAGTGATAGAACGACAAATGTTGATTTAACAACAGGTCAAGCAGTTTTTGATAAGATGCTTATCTATGAAGGTAACATCTTAAACTATTCTTACATTGTTAATACGTTTGCAAAACAGGTTTATGCAATTCCTTCTGGAAACGTTGATACATCTACTTTAGTCGTCAGAGTCAGACCTAATGAATCATCTACTGCCTCTGATCTTTACAATATAACTGATAATATTACATCGGTAACTTCTACTACTCGTGTGTACTTTATGCACGAAGGTGAGGACATGAGATATGAAATTAGATTTGGTGATGATAGTATCGGTAGAGCATTAAAAGACGGCGAGGTTATTGATCTTGAGTATTTGGTAACTTCTGGAGCGGAAGCAAATCAGGTCAAGAACTTTAGTTTTGTTGGTAGACTAACTGATAGTAATTCAGCAACCTATAGTGCTTCTACAGTAATTTTAACTACTATTGATAACTCTCAGCAAGGTGAAGCTGCTGAAACTATCGAATCTATTAAATATAATGCTCCTAGATATCTTTCTTCCCAAAACAGAGCAGTTACTGCTCAAGACTATGCTGTCTTGACAAAAAAACTATATGAGAATGCTCAGGCAGTTGTTGCATATGGTGGAGATATTTTAAACCCTCCTATCTACGGAAAAGTCTATATTGCAATCCTAACAAAAACTGGTTCTGAACTTAACGCTGCTACTAAAAAAGAAGTTCAGAATCTTTTAAGAAAATATGCAATGGCGTCTATCGACCCTGTTGTAGTTGATCCAGATAGTCTATACATCAATACAAAAGTCTTTGCTCAGTACGATACTGGTTGCGGATCTAATTCCTCTGCAATTAAAACCGACATTCAAAATTCTATTGTTGATTGGGCAGGACAAACTCAGATTAATAACTTCAATTCTACGTTTAGATTGAATAGTTATCAGAAAGCAATTGCACTTGCAAACAAATGTGTTAGTGACGTTTCTGTACAGACATCACTTCTCAAATACATTACACCTATTTCCAATCAAACTAACACATATTGTGTTTCCATTGGTTCTGGTTTATACGATAGTAATCCCAGTAATAATGATGGTGATGGTAGTGATGGTAGTGCCAATCAATGTAAAAAAGAACCTGTTATCTTATCTGGAACTTTCAGGACTTACGATCGACCTGGAATTAACCAGCAATTTGAAGATGATGGATTTGGCAACCTGAGAATGTTCTACAATACTGGTATTAAGAAAGTCTATACCAATAATGCGGCAGGAACTGTTGATTATAATACTGGTCGTATTTGCTTCGGTCCTGTCAATATTATTGGTACAGGTAGTAATATTCCAGACAATACTATCATCACTATCACTGACACTGTAACAGGTGTTGGTAGTATTACTAATGAAGATCTTCTTCCTGGAGACCTACAACTGCCAGTTGTTACTATTCCGTCAAACAATGCAACAATTCCTGCGACAACACCTGGAACTATTTTAAATATTGTCGTCCCTGAAGTTACAGTTGCCCCAATCGGTACTACTCCACCTCCCAGTATACCACTAAATAGTTTGACGCCAACTGAGTTCGATCAACCCCCCGTTACGATCGAAATTCCAAACATTAGTAATCCTGGCTCCCTCAACACATCAAGCTGTTTTTAAATAGATGAGTAACGTCAATAAGGTCTCGCAATCGGTTAAAGCTCTTAGTCCCGATTTTATTAGATCAGACTATCCACTTTTCAATAAATTTATTGAGTATTACTATAGGTCTCAAGAAAAGACGGGCTTGGGACAAAATATTGTTAATGAATTCATTCAATATCTTGATATCGACAAACTTGATATCGGTATCTTAGACGGGGGTACGAAAATTGTAGAACCTATTACTACAACTTCAACATCTATTGTTGTAGAGAGTGTTGATCAGTTTGTAGAAAAAAATGGTTCTGTTTTAATTGGTGATGAAGTAATTTATTATGAAAGTACAAAATCAGCACCAAACATTGCTCTCAGTCCTGGTATTTCTTATGAGCAAGTAAAATTAAAGTGGACTATTGCCGAGAGTCAAATTGATTCATATGATGGAACAACTACGATCTTTCCATTAAGAACTGCTGGTAATCCCGCAGCACCACCAACAGCTCAGCATTTAATTGTTAGTCTTTATGGACAGATCTTAATTCCTGGAGTTGATTATACTGTTAGTGGAACTAATATTGTATTTACAACTGCTCCTAGAACTAGAATTCCTGCAGACTCTAGTGATTTAACTTATATCTTCTATCTTGGTGGTTTTATTGAAAATAATATCCTTGAGATTGATGATATTTCTGGTTCTTTTGGAGAAGGTAAAACTTCTTTCAAAATGACAAGATCGGGTATTCCTTATGAACCCATTGTAGATGAGTTTCTCATTGCAATCTATGATAATCAATTGTTGATCCCTAAACAAGATTTTTATATTGATAGAGATTATTTCATTTTTGAAACTGCTCCTCTGAATGGACGAAAACTTGCATTATTCTCAATTGAAGCACCTATTCCTTCTTTTGGTGCAAATGCAGTTGGTTTTGCTCGTGTAAATGATGATGGTAATTTAACTTCTATTTCTACTAGTGTTAGTGGATCAAATTATAGATTTGAGTATCCTCCTAAGGTAACTATTAACTCTGAGTCGGGATTTGGTGCTTCGGCAGCAACTCTGGTTAATGGAGTTAAAAGTTCTACCCTTCTGCATGGTGGTAAAGGATATAGCGATACAAACCCACCTGCGGTTATCGTAGAGGCTCCTACAAAGGCAGGATCTGTTCCTGCACAATTAAAAGCAACTGTCACGAATGGTTCTGTATCTTCACTGGAGGTTGTTAGTTCTGGTAGTGGATATACTTTTACTCCTAGAGTCACGTTCAAACAACCTGGTGGAGCAAAATTAGGAACTCTGACTATTGGTGGCGGTCAAGTTATAGGCGTTGTTCCTATTGTTGATGGTGGATCTGGATATACCACACCTCCTGCAATTTATGTTGACGAACCCACTGGAGATAACTCCATTAAGGCATCATTCCAAGCAGTTCTTACTAATGGTGTAGTTACCTCTATCAATATTCTTAATAGAGGTCAAGGATACGAAACTACTCCTAGAATTGCTATTATCGATCCTGTTGGCGCTCAAGTTCTTCAAACTCGCGTTGATGGAGATGGACGTGTTGTTGGCATTGATCTTCTTGATGGAGGATCTGGATACGATGATGTCCCTTCTGTTTATATTGTAGATAATCGTCAAAATGGTGGAAGTGGAGCAACTGCAACTGCCTCTATTTTCAATGGTAAAATTACTGATATTAATGTATCGGCATTTGGTAGTGGATATAGTGCTGCAGAACCTCCTGAAATTTTTATTCAAGAACCTCCTAATGCTAGAGCGTCTGTAGATATTGGTCTGAATGAAGTAACTGGTTATAAAATTAATAAGCAAGGTAGCGGATACTCAAAGGCATCTTTCGAGGGTTGTGCTAGAGCTGCTAGTGGTATTGTTAGGTATACCGAAGATGGTAACGCAGTATTTTCTAACAATACATCTGCAGCGGCAGCAACTGCAGATACTCCTGTTAAATGTCTAGACGCTCTCTTTATTAAACGACTTCTTGATAAGTATACGGAACAATTCCTTCCCGATGTTCCTGAACTTGACTATACTAAAATTGATGTTAGAAATGCAATTAAAAGTGTAAGAGATTTCTATACTTCTAAAGGTACTTCTTTCAGTATTTCGTATCTGTTCAAACTCCTCTATGGTGAAGAAGTTAGTGTAACTTACCCTAAAGATCAGATTATCAAACCTTCTGCATCTACATGGTCAATTGATACTGTTTTAAGAGCAGTTTTAGTATCTGGTGATCCTATCAATATTAGAGATGGTTTACTACAGCAAGATGCTGATATTGCAGATCCTAATATTTTAGCGGCAAGTGCTCTGGTAGAAAATTATATTGCTATTAGAACATCTGAAACTGAAATTTATGAATTGGTTCTCTCCGAAGAAACTATTCAGGGTAAATTTGTAGTTCCTTATAAAACAAAGTTAGCAGAACCTCTTTCTACCACTGATAGTATTATCACTGTAGACTCTACAATTGGTTGGCCAGAAAGAAATGGACAATTCTTGATTGGTGGAACTGAAGTTGTACAATATAAAGAAAAATCCCTAAACCAGTTTATTGAATGTACTCGTGGTGCTACTGTTAGTGGACCTGCTCAAGTTTGGGACTCTGCTACAGAGGTAACTTCAAACTTTAGTGTCTATATCAATAAAGGAACTGATAGAGAAGTTCTCATGAGAGTTGTTGGTATCGTTGATGCCGAACAAACGACTCTTACTGATACTGGATCATACTATCTTCCTGGCGATAAATTATCAATTTCTAAGTTAGGTGGTACTGGTAATACTGCTGATCTTTCAACTTGGTTATACAACGTCAAAAAATTAATTGAAGTTACTTCTATTACTTTTGATGGTAATATTGCAGAAGTTACTTGTTCTAACAATCATGGTTTGTTGGTTGGTGACCAGATTTCAATTTATGGTGCAAATCCAATCATTTACAATGGAACATTCTTAGTTAAGAACAGAACTAGTCCTACAGTATTTAAATACGAATTGCCTCAAGCCCCTGCTGTTGCTCCACAGGGTAATATTCTAGTTTCTATTGACCTTAACAAAGGTAAGTCTGACAATTCTGCTGTATTTAACGCTATTAGTCCATATACGACTAATATTCAAAATACTTTCTTCAATGATGATTACGTTTATGTTGCATCAACAGGTATTCCCAACTATAAGATTGGACCCTTCCCTGGATCTGCACTTCTACCTGGCAACCAACGTAAATTAAATAGATTCCCTAGAGTATCGACTACAATTTCATCTAAGAATACTATTAACCCTGGTCCTATTGGTACATGGGTCAATGGTGTTTCAATTTGGTCGTACAAATCCTCTATTACCAAAACTTTTGGTTCTGTTACTAGCATCACTATTGACAATGTTGGTAGTAACTATGATGCTGCATCTCCACCAACCGCAACTATTTCTGGTGGTGCTGGATCTGGTGCTACAGCAGAGGTTGTAGTTAATGGTTCTCTGGATAGTATTGATGTTACCGCAGGTGGTAGTGGTTATACTTCTTCTCCATTAGTCGCTATTGTTGGTGGTGGTGGAACTGGCGCATCTGCTACTGCAATTATCACTAAGGGTGCAGTTTCTAGAATTCTTATCAATGAGGGTGGTACTGGATATACATCTCAACCTCAAATCTCCATTGTTGGTGGTGGAGGAGCGGGAGCAACTGCTACAGCAGCAGTTAGAGGTCCTATTCAATCAATCAATGTCACCAATGGTGGTGCATCATATACTTCTAAACCAAGTGTAACTCTCAGTTCTGGTAGTGGTGCTGTTGCTCAACCAATTGTCAATAATGGTCGAATTATTTCTATTGCTATTATCGCTGCTGGTTCTGGATATACCACAGCACCTGAAGTTACTATTCAAGGTGTTGGTTTTGGTGCAGTAGCAAAAGCAAATATTGATACCGATGGTGAAAATGCTGGTAGGGTTACTAGTATTGACATTATCAACAGAGGTATTGGTTATGTACAAGGAACTACCTTAATCAATCTCAATTCTGTTGGTGAAGGTGCATTGTTCACTTCAAATGTATTCCAGTGGACTTACAACCTTCAAAATTCTACAACTTTTGATGCTGCTCAAGGTGGTGTATTTGAAGGATTTAATAATCAATATGGTGGTGAATATGCCCATCTTTCTACTCCAAAGAAACTCAGAGAAGTATTGGGTGATGGTGTAGAAACTCTTGGTGATGGAACACTTCAAGAAATTACCGATCATGCAGTTCACTCTCCCATTATTGGTTGGGCGTTTGATGGTAATCCAATTTACGGACCTTATGCATATCAAGATCCCACCGATCAGCAGTCCAGTATTGTAAGACTTGGTTCTTCTTATAGAGTAAAACCATCCTTAATCTTTGATGAGAATACTAATATTTCTCCTCAAAGAACCGATGGTCCTGCTTTGAGCGATGAACCTGCAGGTACGTTTGTTGAAGACTATGAGTATATCTTCAACTTAGGTGAACTGGATCAATATAACGGACGTTTCTGCAAAACTCCAGAATATCCTGAAGGCAGATATTGTTATTTTGTCACTATCGATAATAGTGATGCTGGTGTACCTGTATTCCCATATGTTCTTGGACCTACGTTCAATTCGGTTGTAGATTCTTGGAATTTGGTCTCAGATGCTGTTCAGCAAAATATTCCTACTGGTGTTGTAAGATATCGCGATCCATACGAGAACGTTGATATTGATGTTGAGAGAACACCTAATGCATCTACCAATCAGTTGACCCTGGAAGATGGTTCATTATTATTGTTTGAAGTGGAAGATGAAAACCGAGATGGCGTAATCACTGCAGATGAAACTGCTGATCCCGACTCTGTTTTGGAAGAATCGCCCTTACAATTGTTTGATTATTTCCCTGCTGTTAAATTTGACTCTAAGGTCGATATTGAAGTTGAAACTATCACTAAATTTGAGGATGCTTCTGTAACAGGGTTTTCTATCGAAAACCCAGGCAAAAACTATCAGGTAGATGATAGATTAGTATTTGATAATACTGATACTGATGGTTTAGGTGTATCTGCTAGAATTTCTAGAATTACTGGTGAACCTATTTCCACTTATAATTTTCTTAATGAAAGTGGTGTAAGTTACGGAACCATTACGACAACAAATCCACATAATATGTCTGTGGGCAACAGAATTTTTGTTGACTACACGCCCACAATGAATAATACTAACAAACAATATGTTGTTAGGCAGTATAAGGGTATTGAAGAAATTGTTATCACTCAAACTGGATCTGGATACAATTCTGACATTCCTCCTACATTAATCATTGATGGCGATGGAAATTCGGGAGCACTTTCTGCTGTTGTTAATAGTGTTGGTGCTATTGAGAGAGTTGATATTGTCAATTCTGGTTCTGGTTATACAAAGAATCCCCGAGTAATTCTTTCTCATCCTCAGGTCTTTAAAAAAGCAGATTATTATGTTTCTGCATTGAACAATAATGACAACGTAAAAGTCAATGATGTTCAATTACTTCCTAATAAGTCTGCATATGTTTGTGGTACTACAAAGAATGCTGCAGGTAATAAAGATGTTGCATTTATTGCTAAAATTTCTGCAACTGGATCTAAAGAATGGGAAAAGACTCTTGAGAGTGATGATGGAGAAGATTTTGCAGAATTCCAGAGAATTTATGCAGATGGCACAAACATCTGGGTAGTTGGTATCAATAAACCCAACCAATCTGCGGTTGCTGCTTATAATCCAGATATTATTCTGTGTAAGTATGTTGAAGCAGCAAACGGGTTGAGTGCAACTCTTGGATTCCAAAAAGGATATGCTGGTATCTCTGGTTCTACTCGTGCCGATGAAGTAACTAGTATCATTAAGTATTCTGATACCAGATTCATTATCGGTGGTTTTACAAATACCAACTCATCCAATCCTTACGATGCTTTCATTGCAAGCATTGATACTAGTGGTAATTTTGCTATCAAGAGAAAGATTTCCTCTCAGAATCTTTCCGAGAAGATTACTTCCATGGTTCTTGCTGAAGATAACTCCATTTACTTTACAATGGAGACTTCTGCAACCAATTCCTCTACTGCAATCAACGCTGCTTTTGGTAAGTGTACTTTAGGAACTAGTGTTATTACAGTTGACTTTATCAAAGAATTTAGTAATAACGGATATTCTTTCTTAGATACGTCTCTTGCTGTAGATGAATTTAACGAATATTATGTTTGCTCCACATTAAGTCTTAAGTCCGACTTACGCAGAGATAGTTTCTGGGTTGGTAAAGTTGATTCTGCTGGTGCTCTCCTCTGGAACAAGAGATATATTGCTCCTGGTAGAGAAATCAACCTGGCACAAAAGTCTGTTATTGATATCTTTGGTGATCTTAATGTTGCATTCACTAGAGTTGATACAACAACTTCTCAGAAGACTATTGATACAGTAAAAATTAAGTATGATGGAACTATCCTGAGTCATACTACTAATGATTTTTATGCTGGTAATATTGAAGGTATGCAAGTTAATGGTCTTGCAACTGATGTATCTGGTGATGTTTATGCAGTTGGACAAACGTCTTGGAATAGAAATGAATTCATTTACACCTTTGATTCTGGTTCAACTACTGATACAACAGGTCACTATACTCTTACCACACAAACCACAACTAATTCGGTAACTTATGCTGATAATGTTGCTAAGATCTATGGATATGATCCCTCTGGTAACACTGCAACTTGGGTAAACGCACATCAAAAAGTTACTGGTGCTCAATTAGGAACTAAACTTGATGGTGATTGGACATTAGAGTTTATGCTCTATAAGAATTACACTGGTAATGGAACTCTGTCTCAAACAGAACATACCTTAGTTGCAATTGGTGATGCTTCTGGTGCAACTGGTGGTCTTTGGTTATACTATGATATTGGAACTGGTAAACTTGAACTAGTTGTAACCAATAATACAACTACTATCAATTCTTCTTCCAGTCCATTACAATCTTCCCTCTCCAATATGTTTGCCGATAATACTTGGCAATTTATTGCGTTAAGAAAGAGTGGTGATACCTTTGCTGCTTATGTCAATGGCAATTCTGTATTCTCTTCCACAATTACTAATACTTCCTTTGCTAGTAAGGATCTCTACATTGGTAATATTCCTGGTAGAAGTGGTAGTGCAGGAACCTTCAGAAGTAATGAGCAGGGTCAGTTCTTTGTTGAAAATTTAAGACTTAAGAACAGAGCGATTACTCCTACAGTTCCTGGAGACGTTGTTGCATATCCTGCTGCAGGAGCATTTGGTCTTGCATTTGATTGGGTAGATGATGCATGGTTTACAACTAATCTCAATCAATACGATTATATTGACTATAATGGTTATATCTTAAAGACTGATAAAAATTCAGACGCTGCTAGAATTGGAAACTTTACTAGTGTTGCTTCTACAACAGGTATATCCATTAAGAGAACTGCTGTTTCTCCTGTAACAGGAACTGCTTTGTCGATAGTCAGTGCAGATTACACTCTTGGTGCTCAAGGACTTCAATCTCTGGATTATAATGATGCCACAACTACTATGGCACAGGATACTGAGAATCTGACTTATGTTCCTGGAACTTGGAGTACCAGAACTGCTACAGTTCCTTCTCCTGGATCTCAAAAACTGAAGGCAACTGCAGTAGTCAAAGATCGTTATTACTTCAAAGTTACAAATACACTGAAGATTGATAATATTCAAAAACTGACGATTAATCAAAGTTTCAACGCTGAAAATAACTTAAATCTCGTACTTAGAAATAATCTTGGTGCTCAGATTAATGCTGGTTATATTGTTAGATATGATGATACTCATATCTACGTTGCTATCAACTCTAATGCTTGGAGTAATGATTTAAATACAGGTCAACTTTCTTTTGAGCAATTTAGTAATACTGGTTTTGGAATTGTTGGTCCTGTGCCAAATGTTAAAAATGATATTTCCAATTACACGTTTGCTCAAGTAGAAGATACTACACCTGGTAACTTTACCATTGATCTTGACGATTATGCTGCTCCTGGATCTGGTGGAACTAATAACCTTGACCAATTTGCTCTTTGGAAAGATTATAATTCAAATGATTACTCTATTAGAGTTGATGAAATTACTGGAAGTTCTCCCTATGCAGTTGGTTCTGTAGTAACACTTGCAAATAATCAGGTTGCATTTAACGCAACTAAAGATATTATGACCATTAGTAATCTTACTAATGTAACTAAGATTACTATCGTTGCAAATCTTTCTAAGATTTTAAAAGTGACTGCTGTTGCTAATACTGATGAGGTATATGTTGTTACTGGCAGTAAGCATTATCTTCGTGATGGAGAAATGCTTTATATTGATGGTAATGAAGCAACTGGTCAAACTAGCGAATATAATGGTTCTTTCCCTGTAGATACAATTGTAAGTCCAATTGAATTTACATATAAATTACCTGCGACTGCTTCTACTCTTCCCGCATTGGGAACCACTGGTTCGGCAGGAGTCTCTCTGTTCACTAAGTCTCCTACCCTTAAAATGTATTATGGGCATCAATATGTCTTTGATGTCAGTCATGGTACGATGGTTGGCACTAACCTGTCGTTCTCCAAGGATAATCTCTACAAACTGGAATATTCCTTCAACTCTATTGAGCGTGTTGGGACACCAGGATTAACAGGTCAGGGACTTCCAACTCCTTCTGTCAAACTGAAGGTAGACAGAGGTATCGTTACAAATATTTCTTATTACTTTGATCCTTCAAGAACTGGTGCAGATTCTCCAGTTATTCCTGGAAGTTATCTCGATGTTGTTGATTCTCCCTACACTGGTATTTTTGATATTGTTGCAACATCTGGTGGTTCAATTACTAGAGGCGATGATACTTTTAAATTCTTACTTCTCAATGAACCTGAAGGTGCTGCAGAAGTAGCAAATTCTAAGTATTCTACTAGTTCTCCAAATGCTGTTGGATCTATTGATTCTATTAGAGTAGTAAACAGCGGTGGATTCTACACTAGATTGCCAGTTGTTTCCTCCATTGTTTCCAACAGAAAAATTGAAAGAGTTGAAATCAATGATCCTGGAACTGAATATGCAGTTGGTGTATATTCTGGTGTTCCTATTACTGGTGATGGTGAAGGCGGTATTGTTGAAATTACAGTAGCAGATGGATCTGATAGTGGTGGTAGTGTCATTCCTGGACAGATTCAAAAGGTACAAGTAACTTCATTTGGTGTTGGTTATACAACTGCCTCTATTGATATTGAAGCGATTGATGGTATTCTTGGACCTGGTAATACTGGTTCTGGTGCTGATCTTAATGTAGTCATTCCTCCTTTCGGAACTGGTGCTTCGGTATTTACCAAAGGTACTAGCGTTGGTAAGATTAAGAGACTGAAGAATAACAATTTCGGTTATGACTATCCTCATGATTATACCTTACGTCCTGAAATCACATTCCCAATCAATGCTCAGTTAACTTCTACCAGTATTCTTGCAAGTATTACCGTAACCGATCCTGGATCTGGATATTCTCAAGCACCTGAAGTTGTAATTACTGGTGGTGGCGGTACTGGTGCAATTGCTGCAGCAGAAATTAAAAATGGTAGACTGAATCAAATTGTTGTTAAAGATCCTGGATCAGGATATTCTTCAGAACCTACTATTGAGTTGAAATCTTCTTTCAATTATGTTGTAAACACTGATTTGGGTCTGTTGCAATTCGCTTTCCCTCATGGTATTACAAATGGGGCACAGATTACTTTGAATGTTGTTGATACTGGAGATGGTACAGCATTCCCTGAAGCATCTGGTGCCACCACTCTGAATGGAACTACCACATATTATGCAATTGCTGGATCTGCAAACTCTCTTGAAGATGACCAGTTAAAGATCGCAATTAGTTCTGCTAACGCTGCTCTCGGTGATGCAATTACATTCGTCGATGGTGAAAGTGGTAGAGGTGTTGGTCGTCAGCAGGTTCTTACCTCCTCCTTCGGTGGTGCTGCAACTGCTAATGTAGAAACTTCTACTTTCCTTGAAGGTGAATTGGTTTATCAAGGCAATTCACTGGAGACTGCAGTTGCTACTGGTTATGTTTCTACAAACAATGGTTGGCAGGTTGGACCTAGAATCCTGAAGATTGTTGATTATGATGGTACTTTCTCTCTGAATGAAAGAATCACTGGTGTTATTTCCAAATCTTCTGGTGTTATCAGTGACCTCAAAGTTGCTAAAGGTGTTCTAGAAATTGGTTCTATTACTAAAACTTCTGGTCAGTTTACTGATGATGTTGGTAAACCATCCGAAATTATTCAAAAGATCCAAGACTCTTATTATTATCAGGACTTCTCATATGCTGTTAAGTCTGCAGTTTCTATTAATGATTGGAAAGACATTCTCCTTAAGAATGTTCACCCTGCTTCATTCAAGGTATTTGGTGAACTGAATCTTGATGAATATGGTTCTATTCCTAACAAAGAGACTACTTTCCAAATTACTAAGTCTGTTGAACTTGCAAGAGAAGCAATTGTCCCTAATATTCAAAGTTTTGCTCTGGTTCAACCAATTTATTCTGAATTTAATAATACTGAAATTCTCTTCAGACAAAAGAGACTGACATCTTCAGAGAATAT